GAACGAATTGATCTGTTGAAAAAAGCGATAGAATACCTTGAATCTCATGAGTAGTTAGTCCTTTTTCTCACGTTTCTCATGTCTCTTTTTTAGTTCGGGATACATTTTGTACACTTTAGCCCTAATACCAGCAGGGTTAGGAGCAAAGTGGGCACGAGCAAGTGCATTGCGAGCGTGAGCAAGGTCAGGGATCGGAAACGAGTACGCAGACGCACCTCCTGATTTACCAGCAAAGTCCTTAGGCGCCACGTGTTTGTATTTTCCTGAAGATGATGAGCCCTTTTTCTTGCGCATCTTCTCTTCAACGCCACGAGCAACTTGTACGCCCTTGGCAACAGTAACCTTTTTCTTCATTACTACTCTCCTACAAATCTATACGTGCATCCAACTCACGGAGAACGACGATCCATCAGGTGACAAAGCAGATGCTAACGCCTTAGTTGTTCCTTCAGGAGCAATCATATTCATAGCCTCACAAGACCATGCAGGGTTATTTATCGCCCCTTTAATACCGTTGATCGAGCAGGTACATCCTGAAAGATAGATAACGGTAAAATCAGATAGAGGAAGCGTTTGATTGAGCCAGGGAGCTTCTACTATCCACTCTGCACAGACACGGTCCAGAATGGCCGGAGCTATGCAAGGGATAATGCTGTAGACCTTTTTAGTATGGTTCATAATCTCGAGAATAAAGAGATTCTGTGAAGCAGGCATAAAGCTGGTTAAAGGGTCATAAGTAACTGAAGCACTAATGGAATCACCCACTTCAACAGGAAACCCTACGATCTGGTTGCTTCCAGCAGGAAACATTTCGTACCATGCATAGTGAACTTCTTGACCATTTGACCAATCATGCTCTGTTCCAAGCTGTTCCACGGTTCTGCTTCCAGCCCCATCTATACCAACCCAAACCGAACAAGAAGTGTTTTCCCCCACGGCAACGACATTAGGAACAATCCATGCTCCTTCTACTTCAGTAACCTTGTGAAGAACCGGGTTAATCAGACTAGGCGCTGCCACATAGCCGCACCAGTTATTACTAGAAACGGTGGTATCAAAAAGATGCTTGCGAGAAGCTCTTTTTATCGGTTTAACATCACAAGCAAGATGCGTGTAGCCTTCATGAGTGTCAGCAGCGCAGCTCATAATGAGCGAGAATAAGAGTGCTAATGAGATCATAGATACCCTTCAGTATCAAATAGTTGATTCGTTCCAAATCCAAACTCGTTCAAACGACGTCTTGGATACTCGGTGTGGATTGCTCTTTCAGAAAGGTTGGCCATGGCTCTTGGATCCTCTTGGACCATTCCGCCTTCAGCCTTTTCGATACGACGACGTGGATCTACACCACGCCAGAACGAGTCTGCAACTTGCTGCGCTCTTTGATGAGACAGCTCGTCCATACGTCCTTCGTATACCTTCATTGTTCCGTACTCACCTTCAGAGCCGGGACGGGATATAGCTTTTCTAGACTTCATAGTATTCCTTTCAACCCGTGACATTTTGTCACGACCTGGATAGTCCGGTAGGGAAGGAGACAAGAAAGAACCGTGACCTTCCCCACCAGATTTTTTTAACGAACGCGAACCGTTTCTTCGAACATAAGGCGCTCATTGACGCGCTTTTGTTGTTTGGTGCGCTTCACTTGTATGTTGGCAGGTACACCCAATATCGCGTAGGCAATCTTCTTAGCCTTACCTGATATGCGTGGAATAGCTGGCATCATTACACCTTTTTAGGCATGAAGTGTTCGCGACGTTTATTGTCGTCATAATCCATCTGTCTATCAACCCCACGAATAGTGTCATCAAGCATTTCTGGTAAGTAGTTACCCATTACTGGATACGGCTTGATCATGACTTCTTGAGGCATGTTAGCAATCGCTGAGTGGTTCTCATGTATCATGCCAGCGTCTTGCATTTCTTGGCGTCTACGTGGCTCCATGCCAGCGTAGTGCTCACCATGGTGCATCCCAGAACTGTGATGTCTTTTCTTGTGTGCCATAGTCATTCCTTTTGGTAGAAACTGTCTCACCCTTTTAGGTGGACAACGTTATACGTCTAACTACCTGCGGCAGAACCATTCTGCTCAGGGCGTATTTCGCTCTTATTCTTACTAACATTAGGTTGGGAAGCAACTTGTTCCTGTTCCTTCAAGATCCTAGAAAGATTGACCAGCTTTTCTACGTGCGCTAGATCAATGCCTTCTATCTCTTTGAGAGCCTTGACCAGGTTCAGTAGACCAATCTCTTGATCCTTCACCGCAGCCGCACGACGTTCAACGGCAAGCGCCTGATTCTCTTGTACTCGACTCGTACGTTCAACCCCAAGTCCACGATCAGCCTCAGCACGAGCTTGTGCAAGTTCTGTACGAGCTGCTTGTTCTTGAAGAGCTGCCTGCATCTGTTGTTGCTGCATCTCAGCCTGTTGTTGTTGAGCCTTCTGCATGTTCTCGATAATGCGTTTCTTATTCTGAATCGTAGAGACTTCAAGAAGATCTTCACTAGTGATAGCAACGCCAGCTTCACGAAGCATAAGCATCTGAGCCATCTGCATCTGTTGCTGCGTTGAGGTGTTAAGCCCTTCTTCAACGACAGCGTGGTATTTACCAAACGCCTTGGAGTAGAACTGTGGCTGAGGCTCTTCACCTTCGAGGATCTTTTTAACCTTGCCTGGCGTGAAATTAGCCTGTACCAACTCGATCATCTTTTTACCCAAGAGCTTTTGAGACTTGTCTAGAAGATCGAAGATGCATTGCAGCGTGGTAGTAGAAGCTGATTGCTTAAGCATAGAATGGTAGCCAGAGAGTGTGTCTTTATTATCAAAGCCAAGAAGCTCATCAGACACACCAGCAACCTCTTGGATCTCTTTAGCCAGAAGCTCTGACAGTTGGATCATCGATGGTGGAATCTGTGGTGCTTGTATCTGAACTACATCGGTCATATTGGCATCAGACTTGAGCGCAAGACCTTTACCCTGTCCTGAAAGGAAAACATCCCGTGGATTAACAAGAGCATTCTCTTTGTAGATGTATCCACTATTGATCTGTGACTCGAGTATATCCAACTCCACAATACGTCTACGGTTGTAAAGATACTGTGCGTCCCGAAGTCCACGAACCATACCTTGGACGCGGAATGGCCAATAAGGGCTCTCAGGGTGGTAATACGTGAGTACAGGAACGAAGGGATAGGAGTCTATGCCCATAGGGATTGGACCGTCATACATAACTTTGGCTTGGACTACTATAGCAAGACGAACGGTTGGAATCTCTTGGTCAACCACGGTAACTTGTGGATAGGTCTGCAGAAAGTGCTTGAGTCTATCATCGTTGGAAGACTTCCACTCCATGGTCTCACCCGTTTGGGTATCGACCAGCATCTTTTGGGTTCTGTAGTCACGGTAATAATATTCGTCGTACGTAAGAAGATTCTTGAGTCCGTAATTATAAGATTCTGGCATATACTGGAACTTGCCGTCTCTGTTGTCATGACCCCACAAAGACATGATCTCTTCAGTGTATTCAGGTAAGAGAGCGATGCATTCACGCTTGGTTAAGTAAGAACGCTTCCAGATATAGTTGCAGTCACTCATATCCTGCTTGCGCATGTAGGGATCAACAAGGAAAGAGTTGTAGGCGCAGTTATCAACTTTGATGTTTCCTGAAATAGGATCCTCTCGGTAATCCATCCAGAGCTGGAGGAAGTTCATACCGGTGATTAGTGAACCTTGGAATGCTTCTGAGATCGTGTCTAGAACGCCTTCCTGATTGTTAATCCACATAAGTATCTTGGTGAACTGGTCAGCTGTTTCTGCATCTCCATTTTCAACCGGGGTACAGATGGTGGATTTACGATTGCGGCGCTGATGTCCAGAAACCATGTCGACAACGCGGCGAACTCTATTGAAATTGAAGTTCCTGCGTCTGTTGGCAGGCAGGTTCCCATAAAGATCGTTCCACATGGTCTGATCGCCAGTATAAAAGCGAAGATCAGTGTCAGCCTCAGCCCATTGTGATTGGTTAATGGTGATAGATTCAGCATATGCAGCTTCCATACGCGCCAGGATACCCTTATGGCGCTCGTCATAATATTGTGGCCCAAGCTGGGGGAAAAGCATGTAAGACCCTCCAAGAACTTTTCTTAGTTAACAGTAAGAAAATTCTAGGAAGATAAAGACAGGGAACAAAATCAGAAAGTAAAAACCCCGAGGTGCGAGACTCGGGGTAATCTAAACAGAGACTGGTAAAAGAATCACCAAAACCAGCGCCCAAAGCTTATGACTTATTCTTCGAAATGTGAAGCGATCTTTTTGTCCAAGTTGGAAAGTGAAGAGCGTATCTCTTCCATAAGATCCAAGTTGTCACACGTCACTTTCTCGGTGAACGTCATGCCGTAATCTTTGGCGTTTATTCTACAGGTTATAACGTATTTGTACTCAGTGAGGTTTTCGATCATTTCATACTCCTTTTTAATTGAGCTTCTTTTAATTTATACGCTGATTCTATTGCTAGTTTGAGCGAGTATTCAAGCTGATAAAGAAGTCCTTCTTCAATGGACTCCTTTATCTGGGGAGACACGTGTTCTTGAGGTTCCTTAAAGGAATCAAGGCTAAGTTGCCCTTGAGGAGCAACCTTCTCTTCTGGCTCGAACTGAAGAAAGTCCTTATCGTCCAACTCTTCAGGATTATCCTTATCTCTCTGTTCTCTGCCTAATCGATAAGTCTCTTTGCGCTGATCACGCCCACATTTCATGCACTGCTTGCTCTCTTTAAACGCACATGGGCTCATCCATTGGATTGTCCTTCTACAGTCGCACTCGACAAGCCACATAGTTTTGCCGTCTCGCACCTCAGACGATTTAAAGTTCCACTTTCCCATTTCCGCTTTTATTGGCTTCTTATCAGTCACTTTTCTGGCTGCCATTCTGGCACTCCCTTAATTTAGTTTTTCTTTCCATCTCTCTTCTAATAGCTTCTTAAAGAGAACGGCATTATCAACTTCTCGTGGAAGATCTACTTCTTTTGCCAACTCAATGTAGAAGTCTATGGGTACAGCTATGCTAAAATCCTTACTGTGATCTATATAAGGAACGTTTCTATCATTGCAGATCTTTGCAGCAGACTCGGCAGCTTCAGGACGCTGGAAAGCAGGAGGACAACAGTACATGTCTCCCGTTTTGACGTCTATGATGCCACGCACTTTACCTGTCTTACTACATTCGAAGTGAACGGTCTCAAG